GCCCATTTCCTTCAGAAATGAGCGGTATTTGGGCAGCGGTTAGATTTTAAGCTTCCACCGCTTGCGCCCTAATACCGCATAACCGCCAGACCACGGCGCCTCATTGGATTTGAATTTGACCCGCAAGGCATAAGTCACGGCGCGCGCTCCTATAAAACGAGTGGTTTATTTGGGTGCTTCGCATTGAACGCGGTGAGCACTCTTGCGATCTGTCCGGGCAACATCGTCCCGGTCGCGTCGAAGGCGTCCGGTACGAGCTTGCGAAATTCAGCCGCTTGCCACGCCTTCTTTCGCTGATAGGCGCACTCGCTCACGTTCTTAATCTCCGGCCGCTTACCATCCATGAGCCACGCATCATCGTGCGGACAGCCCTCCGGCGGCTCCGGATCGACCCAAAACGGGAAGGCGCTTGGATCACCGCAGACCGGACAGGCATAGCGCGGCATGACCGCTCCTTTACAACGTGGATGCACGCGGCTTGCGCGCATACTTTTTCTTGCGGGTGAATTTGCCGGGCGCGACCTGCTTCCAGTGCGCGTACACGCTGGCTGGCGAAATCTTCATCCGCTTGGCGATCTTCGGCCCGCTCAGTTTCGGCTTGCCGTTGGTACCATTGAGGTAATCGCCCACCAGCTTAATTCGATCCGGCGTCATGAACACGGTCGGCCCCCAGCTCTTGTCCTTGCGCCGGGCACGGACGGACGCGATGGCGGCCTTGGTGCGGTGCGCAATCAATTGGCGCTCGAACTCGGCCACAAGGCCGAGGATGCCGAGGACAAACTTACCGGAAAGGGTCCCGAAATCGAAATCCTCCGTCAGGGAGCGGAAGAACGCCTTCTTGGCGTAGATGCGGTCGAGCGAGGCGTAGAGCTGCCGTATGGAGCGCGCGAGCCGGTCGAGGCGCCAGACGACAAGCGTGTCGCCCTCGGCAAGGTCCATGATGGCGAGGTCGAGCGCCGGGCGCTTCACGCTGCCGCCAGACACCTTTTCTGTGTGGATATTGTCGTCTTTCACGCCAGCCTTTTTCAGCGCCTCGATCTGCATGTCGAGGTTCTGTTCCTGGGTCGAAACCCTGGCGTAGCCAACGAGGAAGCCGGTTCGGACTGGTTTTTCCATCATTAATAACTTAAATTTTTTATCAGCCTACGTCAAGTGTATTGACAATGTGCCAGGGCAAGGATTAGGTTTTCCACCATGCAGCCGCCGTCCCCAACCTTTGAGTGCGACTACGGCCACGATCGGCGGGAACACCGCCATCGATGCCGCTGTTGCTCGAAGATCATCGATGCCGGCGAGCGCGTGCTGATGGTGCGCCTACAGCGTAAGTCGTGGGCGCTTCATGTTGGCTGCGCCGACAAACTCAATAGCGACGCTGGCTGGACATGGCGCGACAGCTTCGAGGCGTGGGGCACCAGCCACTTGCGCGCTTGCGGGTGGAAAATACCCGAGCATCCGATGGCTCGCCCTGGCGCCATCAAGAACGCCGCCTAGCAGGAACGTAGGAGAGGCCCATGGGAACCAGTAACGACGTGTACAACGCCGCGCCTTACATGCTTGACGCGCTACGTTTGACGCTAAAGCGCCTGACAGAGCTACGTCGCGATGACGAATCCGGCATCCGCGTTGTGATCGCCAATGCGATTGCAAAAGCGGAAGGCCGCGAACCGTCGCCGCAAGCCTGAGAACCAAACACAGGAACCCCGCTATGACCGACATCGCCCGTTGCCCGATCTGCTGCTGGCCGCTCGCCGCGACGATGGAAGAGGGCTGCGTGCCCGGCAATTGCTCGTACCGCCCCGATCCTCACGCGAGCCCTGCCGAATATGCGCGAGTGCGGCGCAATCGTCAGGCGCTTGCCGAGGAGGGCCGCGTATTCCGCGATCCTGATGGAAACGCGACAACCGTTCTCGATACCTCAAACATAATTGGATAGGCCCGATGTCCCATGTGACATGCGCTGGATGCGGCAAGCCAATTATGATGGGTCAGCCGAGCTACTATCGGAACGAGTCATCAGGCATCACAGGCAAGACCTATCATTCCGAATGCACCGATCCGCTAAGAGTTAAAGCGGCCGTCGCCGCCGAGCGCGAGCGGTGCGCCAAGATCGCAGAGGAATGGCTCGAAACTTTCGGCGCTTACACCCCCGAGCATGTTAGCGCTCAGAAATGGGCAAGCGATGCTGTTCGTGACATCGCCGCCGCAATCCGCAAATCTCATTGAGAACCCCGCCACATAGGAGAACACGGAGAAAGGCAACTGGTTTGAAAGCTGACGCGGTGCCCCCTGAGCGACCTAGTAGCGAATTGAACGATGGGCCTTGCGGCCAACTTCGTCCCCTTCGTGGATAGTGAACGGAAGCAATAGCGGGGAAGTTAAATCCCGGAGCGGATAAACCCAAGAGACGGTCTAAAAGATGCCTTTCACACCCAACTTGGTCCGCCGACGAGCAGCAACGAATACCGACCGTCCCGATGCACCGTGTTCGCCTCTGTAGCAGCTTGAAGGAGAACCCCTCTACAGCTTGTGCCCATTGGCACGCTGCCCACAAGCGTCGACGTCCTAAAACAGAAAAGGCGGCCGCGGGGCTCTCGCCCTGCGGCCGCAAGTCTGTTGGGAGGACGGCGCGGGTCAGGATCGCCCCGACGCCGGCCGTCTTTCACGGCATCGCTGCCGCGACTTCGGTGGCGGATTTAACCGCCGAATGTCAGGGATGCGGCCGCGACGAAAGCCATTGCCCCGCTGTGGCGATGCATCCGCCGATCAGCGCTGAGGCGAACATCCAGACCCGTTCAAACGCCCGCGAATTGCCGGTGCGCTGACCGTCGCGCAGCTCGAGCTTTCCTATATGTTCCCAGACGCGACGTTGATCGTCGGCGAGCCGCTCGACCGCGGTCTTGGCGTCCTTATCGACGCGCTCGATCGCCGCTTTACCGTCTGCCTCGATCCGATCAATCGACTTTTTGATATCGCTGAGGTTCTCGGTCTTCAGATCGTGAATTTCGCCACGGATCAAATCCTCGATACGACGCAGGCCTTCCGGTATGACCTTTTCCAGGGCGGTGACCCGCCCGTCGAGCGTGGCGATCCCGGCTTCCGACATTCCAGTTGTTCCCTATGCTGGCGGTTTGATGCTGGTACGCCCCGACAACCAGAACAGCAGACCGCACGGCGACACCATGTGCCACGGCAGCGCCAGCGGGAAAGGGAATGCGCCGCCGTTGGCGAGCGCGCCGGTGCAGAAGGCGGAACAGATCAGGGAATTGCGGCCATGCCAGTCTTCCGGCAGCAGATAATCGAGGATGGCGCGCCAGTCGTAGGTTGCGCCGATCTTGTGCCGGGCCCACGCTTCAGCCTCGGCTTCCTTCGGCAGCGCCACCTCGACGAACAACTCATGCAACATCGTTGTCTTGTCATAGCCCAAGGGCCGGATGGCGACGCCGCCGTCATAGTGCGCCCCGAGATAGCCCTCGCGCACCACGATCTCGGCATGCGACGGCGTGAAGCCAATCCATGCGGCCATGTCGCCTTCGCGGTCGCGGATCAGATCCGAGACCGGATCGTTACAAGTGACGAAGCGCAATCTCATGACGGAAATACCTCTTCGATCATGTCGCACATCTTCACGTAGACGGCCGCCGTGTTGCGCGGCCGACCGAGTGCGGTGGCATATTCCTGATCAGGTGTGGCGATGCCGGCGTCGGCTTTGAGCCGGTCGCACAGCGCCGCGAACGTCGCGATGATCTCGGCTCCTGCTCCGCGATCGAGCGCGGCGAGCGCCGCCGCGCGCGGAAATGTCACGGGATCGGCAGCGGGATCGGCTTCGGCAGCGCCAAGAGCAGCGCATTGAGCGCGCCGATCGCGCCGGTTGCCGCGGCTGGACCGCCAGCCGCCACGACGCCACCGCCGACGCCGAGCAAGGTCAAGGTCGTGTTCAATTGGACGACTACCGGGGCGCATGCCGTATTGACCTTGGCGAGCGGGCCAGTAGGCGATTGCAGATTGGCGATCAGCGACTGAGCGTCACGGGTATCCTGAATGCCGGTCGCGATTCCGAGCTGCAAGGCATTCCCCGCGCTCGCTCCGCCAGGCGCCGTCTGTGCAGCCTGCACGATGGGCAACAGGACCTGCCAGCAGGCCACGGCGACCGTATCAGGCGGCGTCTGTGCGTTGGCGAGATCGATCGCATTGTTGAGATCGTTCGTCGTGAACTGCTGGATCAGCACCAGCGGATTTTGCTGCACCTGTTGCGCGGTCAGCTTGGCGGACGGCGCAGCCTTGCCGGCGTCGAGCACGGCGTTCGCCGGAAGGCGCGGATCGGACAGCGGTACGGGGACTGCGGCGACGCGATGATGGCGCACCAGGGCGAAGGCTGGATGCGACATGAGCGCGATCAGCGACAGGGCGACCAGCAGCGGCAGCACCAGGACGCCGGCTTTCAGCGCCGCCACCGCCGTCGTTGCTCCTGTGACCGCTCCGGTGTTGATGACCGTCTTTTCATGCACCTTCACCATGTTCCAGTGCGCATAGATCGACCCGCACACGCTGCCGATCGTAATGAGCCCTGGAACAACGATGCAGATCGCGGAAACGAGCTGCGAGGCTTGGCTGGCAGTGAGACAGCCTGCCATGGTCAGCATGCCGCCGAACAGCGTGAGCATCTGCCGCAGCGCATTCATCTTCTCTTGCGAGTTCATCAGCGTGTTCTCCGTTGCAAATGAAAAACGGATCAGGCGGCCGGCTGCTGCGCGTAGCCGAGCAGCGATAGAATTTCCGACATCACCCCGGCCGATGGCGGCGCAGCCGGCGCGGCCGCGGCCTTTGGCGTGCCCGGCCAGACCAGTGCCAGCGCATTCGCAGAGCCCTGGAATATCGACAGGTCCGCGTGCGCCTCAAGACCATCAAAGGTGTGCGGCAGCGGGCCATTCCTGCCGTCGGTGAACTGCCACAGCGTCGTGCCGTTTTCCCACGGCAGCGCATGGCCGTTGACATCGACGTTTCGCCACTTCGGGCCGTACTCGCAGCCCCACAGCGGATGCGCCTCAAGGAAATCGCGCTGCACGTCCGTCGCTTGCGTGACCAACTGTTTGATGCGTGAACCGCTATAGAGCCAGGTCGCTGCGCCGAACTTCTGATCGACTAAATCGAGGAACTGTAATGCGCTATCGAGCGACATCTGCGAGCCGGACGGGTTTGGCTCGAAATCCAACGCACGCAACATGCCGGCGAACGGCGCTGTGATGGTGATGAAGCGGTTGGCCTGCGTCTGTGCTGGCTCGCCGGTATTGAAGGCGTAGCCCCCGATCGAAAACCCGAGCTTGCCGGCGGCGTCGGCGCGACCAACAAACGCTGGATCGGTCGCACAATTGCTGCGCGTTGCTCGCAGGATCACGCCGGCGCACGGCACACTATTATAAGACGCGGCCTTAAGCTTGCTGAAATCGGCCGGGTTCTGCGAACCCATGTCGGCCACGAAACAGACATCGGTTGCGTTCGGGGGAAATGTCATCGTTTTCTCTTTCGCTGTTTCGGCTTTTCAACAAGGCTCGCGATCACGCTGGCCACGATCGCGTCAATCTCGCGCAACGCTGAGCGGATGCGCCCGAGCGCGGAAAGGCGCTGCAGCGGCCGGCGCGGCAGTAGACGTTTGCGGCGTTTGGTCATGATCAAATATCCCGGCAACGATAGGCGTCGCGTTCGGCGATAGCGGCCGCGAGCTCGCCGGCGACGTTCTCGCCGCGTTCAGCACGGACGCGCAGATTCCAGATGCGGCGCCGATAGAGCGAGTGCGTAAGGGGGTGACGGAACGGCATGCGGCACCGACGATGCGCCGACGGTCATTGCCCGCTCGTACCCGGGAAAAAGCAGGTCGGCATGCCATCGCCGATCGCGAACAGCGTCGGCTGGCCATCGGGCGCGCTCTGGCCCCATTCGATGATGTCGGACGGCACCTCGCGCCAGCTGCCGCGATCGAGCCACCACCATTGATCGGCGCCATCGTGATGGCTCACGCGGAATTGGGTGTGCACCACGTCGCTGTGGGCGCAGCAGCCGACAAAGCCGAGGCGCTTCTGTGCCGCCGGCGTCAGCTGGGCGCGTTCGTACCAGGCGTGGACGGAAGGATCAGAGCTCGCATAGCGGCCATCGTCATGGGCCATCGCTGCCGTGACAATGAGGATCGTCGCGGCGACGATGGCGGCCGCAATCCAAAGCGCCACCAGCCTTCGATCGCGGGCGATCGCATGATCGACCGCCGGCGCGGCACAATGCGGGAAATCGCCGTGAGCCGTCAGGCTGTCGTCCGGTGGAAGCATGACGCGCGCTCCCTCTTTCCTGGCGGCTTCGAATAGGGACACGGTCACTTGCCGTGCGCCTTGCGGATCGCGTCGACGCAGGTGCGGCTCAGGTCGCGCCGATGCGTCTTGAAGCAGGCGATGATACCGCCGTAATGGCCGAGCCCGGCCTCGACGAGCTGGCCTATCGAGCAGAGGCGCTTCGCTTCGGGCTCACAGAACTGGCGCTCTGCGGCCGTGTAGGCCAATGCTTGCACAGGTATGGCCTCAGCGCCGCACAACGCGATGCCGAGGGCGATGATGAACGTGCGCCGCATGAACTGCTCCTAATGAAAGAACATCGACAGTGACCCGCGCCAGGCCGGAGAAGCCCAGCGCATTGGCGCCAGTCGGCGTCAGATCGATGATGCGGCCGCGCACGTAGGGGCCGCGATCGTTGATGCGCACCAGGATGCAATTGCCCGGGGCACTTCCGCTTGGAAGGCGGCACACCTTGACCAGGGTGCCGAAAGGCACGGGGAGGCCGTCGAGGCGCCGCATGGCGGCGGTCAAGCCGGCCGGATCGAAATGTTCGCCACTCGCGGTCAGGCGGCCATAGCCATAAACCGAAGCGAGGCCGGTTTCGGCCTGTACGATCGTGACACCAGCGCAGAGCGCCATCGCGGCGAGAAAGGCTCGCATTGCATTTTCCCCACATAGGCGATTTAGGATTGACGAGCCGCGCTTTTTTGCGCGAGCGTTAGCGCGGCAGCGGAGGCCGCATGCCTTCAGGAGCGTGGATGATGACGCTGACGCCGGAAATGCTTCGCGGCTGGTATCATTCGATAGAATTGCAGCCGGGCCTATTCACTTCCGGGCTTCCGCTGCGCGCATTATCCAATATCGCGATCGTTCGGAAAATCCTGGGGCGCTGCGAGGTGCAAGACGCCACGTGCCTCGATATCGGCACGATGGAGGGGCTGTTTTCAGTGCTGCTGCATCGTCGTGGCGCGCGGCGCGTCTTCGCCTGCGACCGTTACGATTTGCGAAACCGAATCGATATCGTCTGCGATGCACTGCGCATACCGTTGACCTATCTCAGCAGGGTGACGCTCGCCGACGCGCGACGCATGCTGCCTCACCTGGTCGCCGACCCGTTCGATCTGATCATCTTCTCAGGGGTGCTCTACCACATGTATGATCCGATGACGGGCATCGCCTTGGTGCGATCGATGCTGCGCCCCGGCGGCATCGCGATCATAGAGACGGCCGCTTACATGTCGCGAGGATCGGTCAGTTATTTCAATGTGCGCGGCAAGAATGCGGCCGATGTTCACAATTACTGGATGATGAGCGTCGAGTTGCTAGATTATTTGTTGCGCTATTTTCGTCTGAAGGCGCTGGACTGCGCATTCCTGCCGGTCAACAATTTGACGGCTGAAGACGGATCGTCGTTACTTCGCGTCTGCGTCGCCTGCGAGGCCGTGAAGGACGCCCTTGCTGAACCGCCCGACGAATATATGAACTTCGCAGCGCGTGACGACGCGGTGGAATTTCCTGATTGGCTGACGGCCAAATCAGCTACACCGCTTCGTTATCAAATTACGGAAAGCAGGACGGCCTATGCATCAGGCGCCTTGAATCTCTTCGAGACGATCAGCGCAACGGCGGCGACCGACTTTTGCGACGATGATGCTATCCTGTCGCTCGGCGCCCAATATTAACGTCTTCGCCGCGCGCCGATGAAGCCGAATGCGCTGCATGTCGAGACGGAGAAGATGGCGAGCGTGCTCATATAAATCGTCGTGGTCGACGCGAGGCTGAAACGCTTCGGCGTTAATGAAACCTGCGGATTGCCCCAATTAACGAAGATCGTGTCATTGGCGCCATTGTAGAGAAGGCCAAAACCATTGTCGGCGCTTTCGGGCGATGTGGCCGGGAACGTAGCGCTCGCCGTGCTCAGCCAGCCTGAAATTACACGTAGCGTCGTCGTCGAACCGCCGGTCAAGGCGACACAGCCCCACACATCCCAATCACCAGCCGTCAACGAAATGCTCGTCACGTCCTTGACGGTCGTAGTTGCCAGCGAAACCGCGGCATTCGACAGGATCGATGAAGACACATATTCGCCGACGAAACCCGCGCCAGCATTATTGTTTGTAGCCGTGCCCTTGACGCCCTCCGCCAACGTCAGGGCGCCGGCGCCAGTCAGCGTCACGTTGGGAAAGTTGAGAATGTTGCCCGTGACGGTGGCATTGGCGCAATTGAAGACGTTGGCGATCGTCTGTCCGGAGTCGAAATAAAAGAGATCGGCGGCGGGATCGAAGGCCGCGTGGGCGTCGCTGGAAAACTGAAACATTTTTTTCCAGCCGACGGTGCCTTCAGCGGTTACGAGAATACCGACGTCGGTCGTCGCTCCTTGAACGCTTCCATAGGAATTGAGATATATCCCCCATCGATGGGTAATCGAAGCGCCCGTGGCGCCGCCGACCGCGGCATCGAGCCCAACGATGATCTGAGCGGAGCCGCTGGCGTCGACAAAGACATACCCGTTGACGCCCTCCATGATGCCGACATCGGCAGCGACATTGGTATAGGCCGTTCCGGCCAGAGCCGTGATCGAATTCAGCGCGTTGGTCGTTTCGCAATTCACGGCAAACATGCCAGCTTGGAAGCCGCCGTTTACGCCACCGCCCTGGGCCACGCCGGAAGCAAGAGTGAGATTGCCGCGAACGGCGGTCACATTCGAATTGCGCAGACCGAAGCTGTCGGTCCCGGTGCCACCGAGCGTATTCTGATAGGTCGCATTGACCAGGCCGAAGGGATAGGGACCCGTCGTCGTTCCCGAGCGTGGACCCGCCAGCGTCGGTCCCGCGCTGGCGCCAGGCTGGTGAAAGAGGCTCCAGCGGCCGGCGCCTTGCGACACCGCCGTCACGAGGTCGCCTGGCGCCGCGGTAAGGCTCGCACCGGCGGGACAGTTCAGATTGGTTGAATTGACGAAAGTAGGCGTACCCGTGAAGCGCAGCCTGACCCGCGCGCCGTCCGGCCACCGTGGCAATCGCGCAATCGTTCCGCTGCCCGATATCACATAGGAACTGGCATCGAGGCTGAGGCGCAATTCCGGTGTCGACGGAATCCTGCCGCCGAACCGCGGCATCGGCGGAATATTCGGCAGCGCCGGAACGACGGCGGTGCGATTGCTCCACAACATTAGATGTCACCGCCATAGGCGAAGACGTTGAAGGTCTCCGCATTGTTGGTCGAGGCCTTCAGACTCCAGCCGCTCTGCAGCGTGAACGATTCAGGAAAGCTGAAATCATCCTGCCAGCCGGGAACGGTTCCCGACGGCGTCGTCGCCGTCACCGGACGCTCGTCGTAAAGCCGGGTGTTTGTTCCATCGGAAACAAACAGCCGGATCATGCCTGCCGTGACAGTACCGACGCCTTCGATGCGGCCGCCCGTGAGGCGCGAGCCGCCCGATCCGGCTGTCACAATGGTCCCATAGGTCCCGGTCGCGCCGTCGCGATTGGTGTTGCCGGTCAGGATCTGTTGCTGCCAAACCTTGGCCGTTTCGACGTATGTCGGCGAGGTCCCCATAGCGATGTCCTTTTCAGATTTCGGGAAGGAGGAAGGGTGCTTTAGGAGCAGCTCGACGCGAGCACGACATTCTGGATGGTGCCAGCGGCAAGCAGCGCGATCTGCGCCTGCACGTAAGCTTCCGTCGCCTGGGGATGGCCGCCGGCGGTAGTGCCATCATGCAGCACCAGCCGGAAATTCGTCATTTCTGGTGTGACTTCACCCGCGGCGCCGGTGAAGCCTGCAACCTGCGTTGCGGTGCCGCGTCGGAGTTGAACCTGCGTTGCCGTGCTCATGCTGCCAATCCGTAATCGAAGCTTTCAAGGACGCTGTCGGTGACGCTGCCAAGATCGCCGACAGGGACGGTTCCCCCGATCGGCATGCCCGATGACCAATCCGCCGTTGTGTTCGAATCCTTGGCGAACAGCACGAACGGCGACACATCGGTTTCCATGAAGATAAACGGCGGGGATTCGTTGTCGTAGGCCGCACGCTGCGCCAGCGTGCCGGTGGCGTTGGGCGAAATCCCCTCGCCCTGATCGCCCTGAATACCTTGCGACCCGTCGTCGCCCTTTTCGCCGGCAATCGAAATGAACCAGTTCGACGCCGCGCCAGAGCCTTCCACGTCATCGACGTCGATCGTCAGCATCGAACCGCTATAGGAGGTCAGCACGCCTTCCATGATCTTGCTAACGTCTGCCGAAATGACCCGCAGCCGTTGTCCAAACGTCCATGCGATGCCGAGCTGGGTCGAGAAGCTTGCACTGCCGGTGCCGACCGAGACGCTTGACGTGCTCGTTCCGGAAATGACCGGCGTGGGTCCTTGCGTCCCGACCGGGCCGGGTCCGCCCGTCGCGCCCTGGATGCCCTGCAGGCCGCCAACCGAAATCGTCCAGGAGGAAGCCGTGCCGGCACCGTTGACGCCGTCGACATTGATGACCAGCGCCGCGCCGGAATAGGACGTGACCAGGCCCGACAGGCTGATCGATAGGTCCGCGCTGGTGGCGACTAGGCGCTGGCCAGATTGCCAGGCAATTCCCGACTGGGTGGTGAACGAGCGGCTGCCGGCGCCGGCAGTCACGCTCGACGTCGACGTGCCCTGGATGACCGGCGTGGCACCGGTGTCGCCCTTCGCTCCGATCAGGCCCCATGTGCCGGGGTTGGTGGCTGGGTCGACATTGGTGCTGTCCAAGAACGCCAGATAGGCGCGGCCATTGCGGTCGACGATGTCGTTGACGACGTAGGCCGTGCCGCTGTCCCATACGCCGCGGCTGTTGATGCCGATCGGCGTTGCCTGCAGCACCCAGGCGCCGGAAACCTTCAGCCACTGCTGCCAGGCGCCGGCATTGGTCTTCAGCGCATATTGGCCATCATCCCCGATGCCGGGATCCGGCGCCGCGCCGGTCACCGAGTAGATGACGCCGGCACCGGCGAGCAGCGTGAGCAGCTGCCGCGTGGTGGCCTGCGTCAATGACGGGTCGTTGCGCTGCCATGAATTGGGAATGATGCGGTAGGCGTAATCGACGACGGTCGCCGTGTGGGTGCCGGACTGCGACCCGGACGTGTTGATCGCTGCGCCACCGGGCGAAGCCGACACCGATGCACTGCTGCCGCTGATCGAGGAGCCGACGATATAATATTCTGTCCCTGCCGTGAGGCCTGTGGGCAACGCGCCAGTCGTGGCAAGCTTGATTCCGTCGTTGGGTTGCGGCGCATAGCCGGCAGGAAACGCGATGACGCCCGGGCTGGCGATCGTGATCGTGACCGTGCCGGAAATCGGCGTGACCGCGATCGGGTCCATGAATGTGCCCGAGGCGTAGCCGGGCGAGTCGATGCTGTCGATAATCGCCGAGGCATTGAGCGCCGGGATGAACAGCTCGTCGCCCTGCACCACCGTCGCCGGCAGCCACGCGACGCCGGTGCCGGTGAAGGTTTTCGAGCCGTTGGTGACCGCGACGGTGCCGGTCGCGTAGGAGGTGGGCATCTGTCAGCTCTGGCTATTTGATGAATTCGACAACTTTGAGAGTGGCCCCAAGAGTGGGCCGACCGGCAAGCGCCGTGTTGACTTGCACTGTGAGTTGGACGGTGTGGGTGCCGGCGCCGACGGACGCATAGGTCGAGATCGGACCGCTGCACATGAACTGCACGGTCGATGACAGGGTCAGAGATGGGATGCTTATCTGGCCCGCGATCACGCCGTCGACGCGAACGCGAAACGTAAAGCTGATCTCTCCTGACGCTGTAAAGGTCAGCGGCTGCACAACGGCGTCAATATCGTATCGGCCGCTCGTTGCCGTGAAGCTTTCGGTGATGATGTCGACTTCCGCGGCGCCATCGGCGAACTGAATTGTATGCGAACCGCTGGTTACCTGCGCCGCCGTCAGCGAATTATCGACGATCTTGTCCGCCGTTATGGTTCCGGCCACGATCGCAAGCGCGTTAATCGTGCCGTCGGCATACATGTCGCCGCGCAGCACGATCTTGGGAGAGCCTGCGACATTCGCGATCGCGAAGACCGGAACTGGATCTCCGCCGGTGACGCTCGGCTGCGCGACTTCGAAAGATGAGGCGACGAAGACGAATTCCGATTGCGATCCGTCGTTGAAGGCTTGGATGCTTTCGACAAACCCGTTGGTGTCGAGATTCAACGTCCATTGCGACGCGAGCTTGCCGTCGACCGTCGCGACGGCAGTGGCGTTCTCGGTGACGGTGGCGCTCAGACCATCGAGCGTCGCCGTCGTGGTTGTTGTGTAGGACGCAAACGCCGCATTGGCCGACGAGATCGCCTCGGCGTTGGTTTCGATGCTGGCGTTGGCGGTGGCGAACTGCGCCGAGACCGTGACCTGATACTCCGCGAAGCTTGAATCGATCTCATCGACCGCATTGGCGACGACGGTGACGCTGGCGTTGGTCGCCTGCACCTGGGCGATGATATTGTTGTTGATGCCATACTTGTCGAGATAGTTCGCGGCGTCCTGTTCCTGCGCAACGCTGGCGACCAGACCCGCGGTCTTGTCGACGGCGGCCTGGATCGAGGCAAACGTCCCGGTAACGAAATCCCGCAAGCCATCTTCGAACGACGTGATGGAGATCCGCACGTCCGGCGTGGTGACGCTGATCCAATCCGACCAATCGGTGGCCCGGATCGATTTCGGGACGTAGCGGCCGCGGGTCTCGTAATTGGTGGCAAAAATCAGGTTCTGGCTGATGATGATCGCGCCGGCGGCATAATTCTGGGTATCGCCGCGCGCCACCACGACGCTGTTCGAAGCAAGCCGGACCTCGAACATCACCGCCGCGATATCGCCCGAGCCGTTGTCCCAGCTAAGCTCGATCGCCGCCATGTCCTGGTCGGTGTCGGAATGGACGATGATGCCAACGGCCGACCAGTCCTTGACCGGCTGCGAGGCGGGGCGAAGGAGCGCAAGCGGACCGAAGCTTAGGGCCTGTTCGTCGGTCGACGGCGTCCAGTCGTAGGCGTTCGGATCGACTTCCTTGATCTGCCACGACACGCACAGCGTCGGCAGATCGTCGCACGACAGGACATCGAACAGCTTTGCGCTATAGCCGTTGCGCGTCGAACTCCATGACACGACGTCGAGCGGCTCGATGACGAATCCGTCCGGCGGCATCGGCAGCGCATGCTGGCGGAAGGCGCGCTCGGTATCGCGCGCCGATTTCATCAGCCGCTGCACCTGCGTGCCCGAGGTGACGAAGCTGTAGCTGATATCGACCGGCAGCCGCTGGCCACCGTCGGTTGCCTCGAGATCGGGATCGTAGAGCGGGACGGCGTCCTGTGCGTTCCAGGCCTGCGCCGGGCTGATGTATTTCGCGGTAACCGCGTTGATGGTCTGCTGCAAACTCGGAAACGGCGTAAAGGTCTGCTGGTCGGTCGAGAGCACGTCGTCATCGGAAAACGACAGCACGGCCGAGCCCGGCGCGCCGACGCGGATCTTGTAGGTTCCCCCGATCTCGGCGAGCTTGCCGTTGCAGGCTTTCAGGAGTTCATCGATGCAATCGGCCGGCTGCGTCGCAACGCTGATCTCGCCGCCGGCGATGTATTGCAGCTCAGTGCCGCCGGCGTTGAGATCGATGGCGGTGTCGCACTCGTTCTGGCCGGCGAGCCAGCTGTCCGCCGGCAATTGCGTGTCGGTGACGGTCTGGGCGCCGTAGAGCCAGGTGCCGGCGTAGGCGATGCCGCGAAGAAGATTTTCGACGATGGTCGCCGGATTGGCCGACAGCGCCCAGGTGCTCGGATCGCCGAGCCGCTGGCTGCCCGAGCCGCCGTTCGTTGAATCAAACCGGCGATCGTAAAGCTTCACGCCATCGAGCACGAATTTGAGCTGCGGAAAGCCAGAGAACAGATTGTCGTTAAACAGCGCGGTCACCACCGCATAGGCAACGCCGGTACCGACGCGATCACTGGTGTAGGGCCTATTGGGATCGGAACCGTACAGCTGCGCCAGCGCCGCATCGGGCGTGGTCTGCGTGCCGTCATAGAACCTGATCCAGAGGTTATCGGTCCCTGCCCCGCTGGTGTAATTGAAATCGACCGCGATGGTATGGCCCGCGGCCGAGGGATCGAAGGTCAGCGTCTTGCTCGACCGGTCGAACGAATAGCTGTCTGGCGTCTCTTCGCCAGGGTCCGTCGCCGTCATGTCGACGTCGGTCGTGTCGTCGGTGACCGAGGAGATGCTTTCGAAGGCACCGATGTTGGGCGCACTCGCAATCGACAAGGTCGGCGGCGAGCCCGACGGCGTGCCGTCGAATTCCTGCACGGCATTGGCGGAATTGTATTCCGGGACCGGAACGCCTTCGAAAACCGCGCCCGCTCCCGCATCGAACGTGCATTCGGCGCCGTTGACCCACATGCTGACGAGCCGCGTGACCGGCAAGTCCGACAGCGCGATCACCATCACCAGATAAGCGTTCGGCGTGTTGCCGGTCGCCGCCGTGCCCTGGCTCAGTGCACTTGCCGCCGCAGTCGCCTGGTCGGGCGAATAGGTGTTGGCGTAGACGAGCGAGCCCGCCGTCATGCCGCGCCCGACGATGAACGAGCGCGGCAATGCGCCGCCCGCCTGCAGCTTGCCTGATGTGCCGCCCGGCTGGCTCGTGACCGATGGTGTCGCGGGGGCGAGCGCCTTGGAAATGTAAGAGACCGCGGCCGAGACAGCGAAAGCGATTCCGAGGTTGATGGCGCCCGTGACCAGCTCGGCGGTGATCCCGGAGATTTCGAAGGCTGCGGCGACGGCCGCCACCGGAAGGGCGATGGCCGCCGAGCACCATAGAAACAGCAATGACGCCGTGAACCATAGGATCAGAAAAGGGCGCATCATCCGACCCGAAATGCACGTTTGCCCTGACTGCGCCGCACGGTACCGAGCCCATTTAAGCTCAGCACAGTCACCCGCTCGCCATTGACGACCCCGCCGCCCCAACCTTGTTCGACCTCGAACAGCATGAGGTCGCCGACACGAGCAAGAACTGGATTGATCTCCTCGAACTGCGCGGCGAGGTAGGACGGCAGGTCTGCGAAGCCCGAGGCTTTCAGCAGTGCGTCACCTTCGGCGAGCGTCTTGAACTTGCCGCGGAACGGCGCTGCCAGATCCTGCCCGGTCATCGCCAGCACGGCATCGGCCATGAACAGCGCGCAGTTGACTTCCTCGGTGTAGGGCACCCGGCGGCGCTGTTCGATCAGCGTCGACAGCCTGGCGCGCCAGTCGCGCGCGCGGGTGAGCTTCGCGGTCATGCGATCGGTCCGCCGCCGCTTGGCGTGCCCGAACCTGAGCCTGCGGGCGTAGCCGTCGGCGAAAGCGCTGGCGTGCCGCCGGCAACGCCCCAGAACAAGATCCAATCACCGACCACGGCGGTGTCCTTGTAGAACGCGTCGGAGCCGCCGGTGCGGGCCTGCTGGCTTTCGAACGAGCGCGACTCGGTCGAGGCCCGGGTCAGTTCGCGCGTCGTCGACACGCAATTGAGCGTCACCGAGCCGTTGCCGCCCTCGGCCGGGGTGATGATCGGCGAGCCGTCGACATAGCCGACGAAGCGTGGCTTGGCGGCCGCCAGAAGCACGCGGGTGGCCGGATCGAAATAGCCGCGGTAAAGCTGCATCGGCGCGTTGCGCACGTCGTAGCCCCGCACCAGGATCGCCACGACGGCATCGATCGCCGGCAACTCGATATCGACGCTGCGCACCGTCACGTCGGCCGTGAGCGGGATCGAGCCGATATCCATGGCGTTGCCGACGCCGTAGAAATCCCGGCTTTGCGTGACGCCGGTGCGGCCGTCGACGACGTCGCAGGTCACCGGGACCGCATCGCTCCAGAAGCCGGCGCTGAACGGATCGCCGGTCGTGAAATCCTTGGCCGTCACCCAGACGAAATCGCGCGCCACGATGCCGCGCTGGGTGATGGCGGCAAGTTCGGCGGAATCGAGCGCGCGCATGTCAGGGAACCTGGATCGCCGTGAACGTGATCTGGCTTGTCGTCAGGCTCGAGTCCTGGCCCGGCGTGGCAAAGCTGTAGCTGCCCGGCTGGATCATCATCTCGGCCGCCGGCTGCTTGAGCGTCACCGTGAGCCCGTTGGTGGCGCCGGTACGAATACTCGGCACCACCTCGGTCGAGGGCAGGATGCCGGAGCCGTCCGCCGTCGCATCGGCGCAGAGTTCGTGAAACGCGCGATGCGTCGGATCGCCAAAATCGAAGCAGAACTTGTCGCCGCGCTTGAGCAAATAGCCCACCGGCAAGCCGCCGAGCTGGATATGCGACACGTCGGCCATCGCATGGATGGTGACCGACGACGCGCCGAGAATGCTGCCGGTCGGATCAAGCCGTGGATATTGCCGGCGCTGATCCCAGACGTAGAACGTATTGAGCGATCCGCGCAGCTGGTTGACGATCGCCGCGGCATCGACCGCATCGTCGTTGTTCATGATGCCGGCCGTGATCGATGCGGTCCACACCTCGGGGCCGATGTCGGCGACGCGCGGAGTACCGCCGGCCTGGCGGGTGAATTCCTGCCGCCACTGCGGCTGAAAGGTGACGGCGCTGATCTTCAGCGCATTCATCAGAGCGGTGGTGGGCACAGACCTAGACCGTCGTCATCGAACTGCGCGCACCGCGCCGGCGCGGGTCGCGATTAATCTGCGCCATCATGTCGGGAAGTAGCCCGTTCTGCCGCTTGTTGTTGGACGAAATCGCGCTATCGATCATCTTGCCCATCAGCACGATCGAGCCATCGGCATTGGTGCTTGAATCAAACGTCGTGCCCGCGACCGGATAGACGTGCACCGCCGGCGACGTCTGCCCCGCGGCGCGCACACCGAGATGTCCGGACGACATCCGTGCAAGCGGCATGACCGCCTCATCACCGGCCTCACCCATCAATCCGACGCCGCCGTTCGCCATGGGGAAAAGCGTCGGTTGAGTCACGATGCCGTCGGGCACGCCACCAAAGGCGAACGGGACAACGCGGCCGCCACTATAGGCGTTGCCGAACGCAGCATGTCCGATGCCGCCGGTGCCAAGCGCTAGGCCGCCGGAGAGAACGCCACTGCTGCCACCGAAGATGCCGCCCAGCGTCGCCTGCAGCGCCGCCGCTATCGGCTGCACCACCAGCATCTTGACGACCATCTGTTCGAGCGCCTTAACGACTTCAAGCCCGAGATTGTCGAAGGCGGCGCTCGCGGTCTTCGCACCGGTGGCGATGTCGACGAGCGAGTCCCCGACATCGGTCGCCGTCGTCGTCGCAAAGGTGTCCATCTGCAGCCGCAGATCGCCGGACTGCACCTGCAATTGCTTGAGCTGCGGCAATTGCGCGATCGCGATCTGCTGCTTCTGGATAGTCTGCTCGATGACCTGTTGGTAAGCCGCCATCGAGGTGTTCATCTGGTCTTGCGTGAGCTTGCCCTGCATCACCATGACGTTGAGCTGCGCCATCTTGGTGGCGCGCAATTGCTCGGCCGTGACGACGTTGTTGTCGGTCAACACCTGGGTGTCGGAGGCCTGCTTCTGCGCCGCCGCGTTGGCGAGGATCATCGCCGTCTCGGCCGACGTGAAGGTCGCGCCCTGGCGCCGTGCGTCGGTGAGCTTGTTCTCGGTCTGCGTCAGGACGTTAGTCAGCGGCGCTGCCTGCCCCAGCAGCGAGATGCGGGTATTCAGCGCCGTCTCGGAAACCTTGAGGTTTTCGCCGGCGAGCGCGCGCTGATAGGTCTGCTCGGTGATCGTACCGGCCGACAGCATGGCGTTGAGTTCGGCAACGCGCGCCTGATATTGATCGGTCGCTGTGGCCGCCGGCCCGAGCGCGCTAACAAGTTCCTTGAGCTGGGCGGCCTGGAATTGCGCCGATGGCATCGCCGGCGTCGCCGGCAGCGCGAAGCGGTCGTTGAAGCTCGCCGTCTGGTTCGCCGGCGCAGTCGCCACCGCGGTCCCGGAGTTTTTGAACGCTCCGGCGATGGCGCCGACCGTCGATCCAGGGGTAGGATTGAATAACGATGACGCGATCGAAGCAAATCCGCTGGAGCCAAAGACATTGAGCAGGTCCCGCAAATCTCCCGAGATCGAAAATTCCTTGGCGGACCGCGAAAAGTTGAGAAACGAATTGGCGAAGGTCAGTTCCGCCTCTAGCACCGGCCCGGTGAAGATCGTGTCGAGATTGTTGCGTGCATTAGTGGACGCCACGGTGATTTCGGAGCTGAGCTTCGACCATGCGTCGAGCTGCTGCTGCGGGATGATATCCGTCTGGTTGGCGGTCAGGCCGCCGCCCTGGCCCATCTGATTGAGCAACGGCCCCATCGAAGCGCCGCCGCGGCCAAATGCAGCGCTAAGAAGCAGCTTTTGTTGCTGCGCGCTGACCTGAGAATAAGCCTGCGCCAATAGCTGCAGCGCAGGCGCGCCTTGCTGAACAGTTGCAAACTGCGTAAGCAACTGGCCATTCGTCTTTAGCAGCGCCGTGTAGAGCGGGCCCGATGCCGTCTGCTGGAGTTGCGCAAGGCCGGTGTTGAACTTCTCGACCTTTTGCGTCACCTGGTCGCCGCTGAGTCCGAACGCGCCGGCCGCCGTGGTCAAAATCTGTATCTGATCCGTCGTCAGATTGGTCGCTTCCGATACGGCGCGCAGCTGCACGGCGAGCTCGCCCATGCGGTCGGCTTCCGCGGTCAGCGTCGAGAACGCCTCGCCGAGGATCCCGACCGCAGCACCGGCCGCAAGCCCCCACGGCCCGAGCGAGGCGAGAAATACGCCGACAGGACCCATGCCGGCCGACAGCGCCACCATCTGCGTCTTGACGCCGCCGATGGCATTGCCGAACGCCTGGCTCAAGGTCGTCGACTGTCCGTATTTCTGGATCAGCAGGTCGTGCATCTGCGCATATTGCGCGGTGGTGATGAGGCCCTGGTTGAGCGCGTTGTTGAGCACGCCCTCGCCCTTGGCGAGCTGCTGCTGCGATTTGTACTGGCTATCGATCGAGGTGCGTAGCCGATCGTAGGCGCCTTGCGCCGAGAGCTGCTTGCTCGCGCTCGTATCGGTGACCGTCGCCATGGTGGCGCCGGTCTGCGCCACGCCCGACTGCGCGCCGGACAGCTTGTTCAACGAATCCGTGGCCGTATCCACGCCAGACGTACTGGCCTGGATCGTGATGCGGCGGATGGTGTCGACGGTTGCCATCAGCTGTCTTTGTCCTTGGCAAGCTTCAGATAGATGCCGTCGATCAGGCGGATGCTGGCGGACAACTCGTCGAATTCGTCGACGTCATCGATGCGATAGCGCCGCGCATAGGCATCGATCGCCGTGAACCGGATCGGCCCGACGCCAAAGCCCGCTTCCCGATCGCCCGACAGCGCGCAGAACGCGACGTAGGCGAACAAAAACTCAACCGGCACATCCGGCGCGATGGCGTCTTCCGGGATCGGGTCGCCGCAATCGCGCGCCGCTTGCGCCAGCCATTCGGCGTGCGGGCCGAATTCAATGTCCCAGGCGAGCCGCGCCGTCAGTTTTTTTTTGCATCCTCCGCAGAAGCCTTGCGCCGGCTCGTAAGCAGATTGGCCGCATAGGTCACCGCGTTGCGCAATGTCGACAGTTCCGGATCGGACAGAAGCTGCAGCGCCAGTTCCGGCGTGAACGCGATCGCCGTTGTGCCGTCCTCTTCGAAGATGCCCTCGCAGCCGAGCCACACCGTCTTGGCAATGAGCTCGTTGGTGATGCCCTCGCCGAGATCGTCGGTGACATCGGCTGCGCCGACGCGCTTGCTCAGATCGCGGAACAGCTTCGATTGCAGCCGGCGATAATCCGAATTGCCGATGCCGCGAACGCGAAGCTTTACGCCTTCGAGCCCGGGGAACGGCAGGTCCCCGATCCAGTCGCCGGCCTCGATCGCCGCCGCGTCAACGCGAATGTCGGAAAGTTTCACGATGTCACCCCTACGAAGAGAAGATGAAATTCGATCAGCGCGCCGCTTAGCTCGCGACCGGCAAATACCAGAACCGCGACACGCTCAGCATGTAGCCCAGCACCGCGTGCATCTTCGCGGCGAACGTGCCGTTGAACATGCGGCTTTGATTCTTGGCATCAACCGGCGAGGTGCCGGAAACGCGCATGCTCGGCACGTCGAACATGACGCTCTCGCGATTGCCGTCGGTGCGGCCGGCGCGGAACATCATCGACACGTCGGTGTCGTTGACCACGTAATTAAGCATCGTCAGATCGCCGAAATACGCCGCGAGCGTGCCCGAGACATTGAATTCGCCGTTGAGCACGCCGATGGCGCCGATCGAGCCGACGGCGAACTGGCCGCTCAGATTGTTGGCGATGTCGAGATCGACCTCGGAAATATAGGACGGTCCGCCGACCGGCACGCCGTTCACATAGAGCTCGCCGACGTGCGACGAGGCATTGAGCACCGCATACGTCGGGGCCGATACGTCGGTGGCGCCGGAGAACCGCGTCGTCGTCACGTTGCTCGCATTCGGCGCGCCCTGCCCGACCATGCTCAGTGTGCCGGTCAGGATCGAGCTCGCCTTGAACGGCAGCGACAGCTTGTCGACCTGCATGCCGGTGAAATATTCGTAGGTCGGGGACGCCAGGTCCTGCTGCTGACGTTCGAAGGTGAAGGACTGCGTGGTCGTGCCGTTGACCATGAAGTCGCCGAAGAACAGCTGGATGGTCTTGCTGGTGCCGGCATCCGTCGTCATGCCGACCGGCACGATGTCGCAGGTGAGCGTATGCGCCGCGATCGACTTGATGCGGCCCCAGCCGTTGCAGCCCGCAGTCGCAAAGTGCGTTCCGGCCGCGTCGCCGCCGATCAGCAACCACTGCCCGACAGTGAGCCCGAGCGTGGTGAAATCAAGCGACGTCGAGGCAAGCCCCGATGCGGTCGCCGTGATATCGCCAGAAGCGCCCTGCGCACCGACCACGCGGCAGAACGCGGCCGCCGGCGGCGAACCTTCCGCCGTGAACGAGGCCGACGGGAACACCACCGTGGTCGAGCCCGACGACGACACCACGAAGAGACCATTGTTCGCAGGCGTCGCAAAGCCCGACGTGAACGCCAGCATCTGCGCCTTGAACGAGGTGCCCGCGGCGACGGTCGCTGTGGTCGTGCTCAGCGCCGAAACCGCCTGGTTCGGCGTGTTGGTCCACGCGCCCTGCATCGCCCCGGCGATCATGTCGTCCTGGCCGTGAAACGACAGTTCGAAGCCCAGGTTGCCGCCGGAATCGAACTTGGTGAGGATCTGATCGGTGACCTGGCGGTCGGCCCTGATCTCGGCCGAAGTGGTGCGCGATGGCGTATAGGCGAGCTGCGACGACGTCACCCGCATGTTCTGGATCGCAGGCGTCGTGGGAGTCGTGCCTTTGGTTACCTCGGCGACATAGCCGGTCTTTGATCGTGAACTTGAGCCGGGAATCGCCATGGCGTTCGCTCCTTATGCGAAAAAATCGAATTGATAGCGGACAGACGACGACAGCACCCAGTAGGCGCCGTTGTCGCCGGAGTCGTTGTCGACCGCGGGCGAGGCCTCGAAGCAAACAACGCCGGAAAACGTCACCAGACGAAACAGCGCCGCGAGCGTGCCGCAATAACCGAGGCCGGTATCGAGACCCGCTCCTCTTGGAATGCTGACGACGATCCGGATCGTGCCCTCTTCGCGCATCGTGCGCGAGCCGACCGCGGCCATGCCGATGAAGGTCTCACGGCCGACCGGAAACTGCACCGAGACGAATGCGCTGCCATCGGCCGGGGGTGCCGGATCCTCGTTCGGCAGGATGATCGCTGTCGTATTCCAGTTTGCTTGCAGCCGCGCGACCACGGCGTCGACGACAGCCTGCTGCGCCATGGAGCACGACTCTTTTCAGTAGGCCGTAATGACGATCGCCGGCTGATTGGTGAGCCAGGTTTGCGGATGCGCGATGCGACGATGGGCGCGCGCATGGCGCTTGGCGCTTTCCGTTCCGGCCCAATCGACGACTGCGCCGCCCGCCGGCGAGCGAAACGTGTAGCTCACCTTGGCGACATTGCCGAAGCGCGCCGACGCCAGTGTGGCCACGCCCTCGTAGACGCCTTCCGGCGCCGATTTCGACTGGCCGGCCTCGATCTTGCGCGCGTAGGGCTGCAGATTGAGGAACACATATTCCGAAGCCGGCGCTGGGCTGTCCGGGTCCGTCTCGGTGCCGTCGGCATAGAGCGTATGCGATCTCTGATAACGTCCGCTCTTGACCGGAGACGCCGCGATCAGCTGCTCGTCGACGAACGTCAGCACGTCGCCGATCAGCTGGAACTGATAAACGATCACGCCGTCGGGTGAGACCTGGTCTTCGCTCTTGCCCTGCGTGCCGTCGACGAAGGTGTCGTGCGGCGGCTCTGATCCCAGCGCGGCCGTGTTTTGTTGCTCCGCGTCGGCCAACGCCTCGCGCGCAAACTCCGCAAGCGTTGCGCTTCGCGCCTCCGGCGATAAATCTTCAGCAAGCGCGACCGCAATATCGCGGTCGATCGGATCGACCTTGACCGTGAGCCCCATCAGCCGGCGACCGTCAACTCAAGCCGAACGATGCCGCTTCCAACCGAGATCGGCTTGACGAAGGTGATGGCGCGTGACCGGCCATCGACGATGACGCGATCGGTGTTCTTCGGCAGCCACGCCGGCGACACAGAGGTCGAGGGCAGAAGCGGCGAGCGCGACACTACCTGGCCGCCAGGCCATTGCCCGGCGAGGATCTGCGTCGGCGACATGATGACCAGGCTGTCGCTTTGCGTAATGCCGCCGATCAACTCCTCGGGCCGGAAGGCGCGCACCGACGCGCGGCATTTCACATCGATATTGGCCGAGCCGACGACGCGCCGCAGCACGACGTCCTGGCCATTCTGCGCCAACGCATCGTCGAGCGCCGTGATGCACTCGTTCGTGGTCATGATTTATTGGCTGACCAGCTCGCCGCGGGCTCGTTCGAATCTGCTTGCTTGGAAGGCGCCTCGGACGACTCCGCGGAGCCGTCCAAGGAAGGGCCGCCGTTGGTTTGCTCCAAGCCGTCGAGGAACTCATTGATATCGCCGACCTGGTCGGCAACGGCCTTCATCGCCTTGTCGACCTTGGCATGCGTGCCGGCAAACACCGTCTTGGTGCGCACACGAGCCGCCTCGATCTTGTTCAAGATGCCTTGCGACTGGCTGTCGACATCGCTCTGCAGCAGCCCGAGCTGCTGTCTGATGGCCGCGAGCTTTGGGGTCACGAGGCTTACTCTTTGTTCGAGAAGACTGATCCGCTCGCGCAACCGGTCGCGCTGCACACGCGCGTGATAGAGCAGGATCTGCGCGCGCAGGCGATCGAGCGGCATGTCATCGCACGGATGCCCGCACGTTCATCTGGCTGTTGCCCGCGTAGGTGCCGGTCGACACCTGCCGCACCTTCAGCGCATTGCCGAGCACGCCATCATAGACACCCTCGGATGCAAGCGCCGCATAGGCCGTCATCGCTTTCGACAGCAGCCCTTCGAGATTGCAGTGCTTGATCGCCGAGGCAGTGGTGAAATCCGCCCGCGCAATGTCGCGCCAGGTGCTGCCGCCATCGAGCGAGGTCGAGACGATCGCCGAGCAGGTCGTGCCGCCGGAGCCATAGATGAATTCGAATTCCAAGGTGACGGCCGTCATGCCGTCGAGGTCGGGGATGGGCGTGAATTCTTGGTCTGCCTGCGCCACGGTGATCGGCGCGGCGCACAGCGGGTAGCAACCGGGATTATCCATGGAGCCTCGCGGGAATCACCCGATGACAGGGACGCGGTAATTATCGAGCAGATCAGTCACGTCCGGCGGCATGTTGCCGGTTGGCCCAGAAGAGACCCACCAGCGTTGCTCGATCACGCCCGGGATGTTGCGCTCCATCAGGAAAGGATCGCGCCCACGGCCATCCCAGCGCGCCTTGACCATCCGGATGACGGCATCGGCGACATCGACTGGAATGGTCGCAAAGCCGCCCTGATACGTCACCGCAAGCGGCCATGCCGGCCACGGTCGCGGATAGCCGTCAACGGTGAGGCGAACGAGCTGGCCGTTCTTGGCGTTGATGCGGAAGTCCGTATCCTCGACCAGCGCGTTGCCATTTTCCGTTACCGAAGAGACGCTGACCACCGGCCAGCGCGAAAGCTGCAGCGTCTGGAAATGGCCTGGAACGATACGCGGCCAGCGATCGGTCTGCGCCCAGAATTCATCCGTGATGGTCTCGGCCGGAAACACCCGGTTGCAGTACTGTGCTGCTGCCGCCGAGGAGCTCGTCAGATAGCGCTGCAGAATCGCGTCCGAGGTCTTGTTGGTGATGCTGAGCTCGTCCTTGACGATGGCGAGCGTGGTCAGGTCGTAGCTCGCGGCTGCCGTAACAACGGTCGTGATGAGAGTGGGCCCCATCGCTCGCTCCGCTCCCCTTGATCAGATAATCGATTCCGGCACGCATCATCTGTTCACACCCAGCATTCGTCGGGGACGCCGTGCTGCTGAAAGTCCGTCATCGACTGGTAGTGCACGGCAAGATTGACGTCCGGCCAGCGCGCCATTAGCTCGGCGTGGCCGATGGCAACCCGATTGGCAAGATGGAGCGAATGACCGGCCGCTTCCCATTTGCGCCAGAATTCGATGTCCTCGTCGACGTGGCCGTCGTTCCAGTCGCCCGATTGCGACGGCGTCGAATGAAACCACGGCTTCGGTAATTCGCGAAGCTTGCTCGTTCGGATCAGCGTGAGGCCGAAATGCGCGGTCCGGACCGAGGAGGTCTCGCTGTCGAAATAGCTGCGCGGGATGCGCGGCGCATTATCGCCTTCGGTGCCGCGCACGGTGAACAGCGTCGTCGGCAGATGCCGCGACGACTGGATCGGCGCCAGCGCATCGATGTCCGGCCGCAGCATCATGATCTGCATAAGCCGCGCCAAGTGACGCGGCAGGAAGATCGAATCGTAGTCGATCGTCAGGATGGCGTCGGCGTCATCCTCGGCGAGGATGCGCTCGAACACCTTCGACATCGACTGGCCCCAGAACGCGCCGCCATGCTTGCGCAGCTTCACCTTGCAGGGCATCACCGCTTCGATGGCGCAGAAGAAATTGTCCATGAAGCCAAGCCGCGGCACGCTCATCGCGCCCGACACCTTGATCTCCGACATATGAGGCTTGTAGGCCTCGAGGTTGAGCGAGATCGGATAGGCGGCGCAATCGTCGATCTCGGATTGCCACGGCTGGATCAGCACCAGGTCGAGATCGGAGAACAGCACGCGCAGCTTGTCGCGATCAAATAGCGCGCGATGATAATCGTTCTGATCGGTCTGGCCACCGAGCACATAGCCTTCGGTCGGCTGCTGTTTGCCGGCGAGATAGTCCTCAGCGATCTTCTTGAAGTCCGGCACCGCGATGCGAAGGCGCCCGCCCTTCTTGAGCACCCGCACCCAGTCCTTGAGCACGGCGGCGATCTGGCCGTGCGGAAAATGTTCGAGGCAATGGCTGGCGCGAATGTCGTCCACTGTCTCGTCGCCATACGGCAGCGGGAAGATTTCCGAGCCGTGATCGCGGCCGAGCGGAACGAAGCCCGGCGGCGAGACCTGGCCGGCGCCGAGATCGAGACGAACGGCCTTCTCGCCAATTACGAAAGGGGCACCGCTCGTAGCTGACTCATCGAAGCTACGGGACGCAATCATCTGAATGTCGGGGTTCTTCATCGGAAGCGACCTCTGTCGGGAGGGTCGACGGGGCCAGGCCGACACCCGGCCCCGTCTATTCAGCGCTGAAATGACTGTCCGGCTGTCGGGCCAGACCTTAACGAACGATCAGCCCTCGACGAGGTTGAGGACGCCAGCCTTGGTCGCGGTGTTCGGCGCCTGCTCGGCGCGGAAGCCGTTGGCGGTAACCTCGAACGTCTGGGTCGCGGTCGGCGAGATCACGACGTTGAGGTAGCGCTTGCGGCTGCGGGCATCGACATTGAACTTGTAGGCATTCACGCCCGTGGTCTTGCCGATGGCGACCTGGAAATCGACGTTGGTCGCCGTCGCAGAGCCGCCGCGGAAGCCAACGATGTCGGCAAACGAGGTGACGACGGTGGTGTCGCTTTCCTGGATCTTGAGAATGGACGGCGAACCCGCCTGGGTCGACGCCGACTGCGTCGTCGCGGAGATATCGATCGTGCAGTAGTCGACACCGAGCAGATCGATGTTGGCGGAAGTGAACGTGCCGGCGTTGGTCGCCGAGCCCGACCCGGTGACGGAATCGAGCAGAAGCTTGGCCTGCGGAACCATGTGTCTTGCTCCTATGCAAGTCGTGAAGAGGGAAAGGGGAAGCGGATCAGGTGCCGAATTAGGGCGACTTCATGCCGACCAGCGGTCCGGCGGTCGCGGTGTCGCCGAGGTCGTGGCAGTTCACATCAAACCGCTCGGTACCGAGCAGTCCGATCTGATCATTCTCGAAGTAGCGATGGTCTGATCGCTTGATCGTGACGCCGCGCCGCTCGCCCATCATCGCGGCTTTTGACAGATCGCCGAACGCGATCATGATCTTGCCGCTACCAGGCGTGGCGATCGGCAGCTTCTGCGCAACCGATACATTGAAGCCGAGTAGCCGCTTTTCGAGGCCCATGGCGAGCACGTCGAGACGGTTGCCGCCAGCGCCAGCGAGGATCGTCGCGACCATCGTGTAGAACGCCTGCTGCGACATGTACCACTTGGCGCCAGCGATCGCGTATTGCGGCAGGAGGCCGATCAGACTCGTCAGGTCTTTCACGACCAGCGCGTTCCACGTGGCGCTCGACGCCTGGTATACGCCCCCGCCGTGGCTCGAATCGATCAGCAATTGCGTGAAGCCGCGCATACCGCCGTAGGCCGACGTGCCGTCACCGTTGAAGCCGCAATCGTCCTCCTTCGAGGCGAACGCGTAGGCCATTTCGCCGACCAGCCAGTCGGCAATGGCGACCACAGCGTCCTGCTCGATTTCGGTCGACATGCGGGTGAGCACGGCGGCCTTTTTGGCGGTCAGGTTGACGCCGTCCCAGGCCGCCGTCGACTCGGTCGCGGACTGGTTCTCACCGGTGAAGAATGCCGTGAGGCCGCCCGTTCGGCGCGGCCAGTTGAGCGTGTCCGAACCCATCGGCACGACCTGGCATTCCTGCCGGAAAACGCCGAATTGTTCACGAAGCACGATGATGCTGGCCATCAGCTCTTCCGGCACAAGGAAGCCGCCAGCGCTATCGACACCTTCGCCCTGGGCCTTCTGGATCGGCACACCGCGCGACTTGCACCATTCTTTGGCTTCGGCGTTGTCGAGCACGGTCGCCTTGAACCACATACCGACCGTGTAGGCCTGGTCGACGGCGCGCACCATGCGGCCCTCGATCTCGCGATCGCGGAAATGCTTGATCGTGCCGTAGAGCTTATGAGCGCTCGGCGGCGCGAACGGCGTGAGCCGATCCTGGCCCGGCACAGGCGTCGCGAGATTGGCAGCGATCTTCTCGGCCTCTTCGACGCGACCGATCTGTTTGTTGATATCGACGAACTTCTCCTTCAGGGCATCGTAGATGTCCTGCTTGAAGCCTTCGTCTTCCGACTTGCCGGCCATCGCTTCGATCTCATCAGACAGCTTCGAGAGCGCCTGCTTGAGCTCGTGTTTCTTGCTCATTGTATGGGTTTCCATTTCGCTGGGACGGCGCTGCCTGGGGCGCCTGGTGAGGCATTGCCAGCGACGCGATGCGCGGCTCCTCCGCCGGCTTGCGGCCAGCGCAGGTCGAACACGGGGAAACTGAAATCAGACTTTTGCTGACTTTGCTGACGCCAGCAGTGCCTTCACCTCGGCGAGACGCTGTGCTCGCGGGTCGGCATCGGGTACGTCGGGCACCGGGACATCCATGTTGTCGGCGGGATCCGGGTCGCCATCGTCAGACGTGTTGCTGTCGAGGACGTTCTGGATGCACTTGGTCGCGGACGCGTGATGGTCCATCGCTTCGCGCAGCAGCGCCTCGTTGGCGCTGTTGATGCGACGCCCGGACTTTATTTCGGGCGCCGGATTGGTTTTGTCGGCAGCGATGCGTTTCTCATAAGCATCGATGATGGAGCTTGCCTCGTCGAGCACCGCGGCCGGCGCGTCAGTCTGATCGAGGCGGCCCTTGGCGGCGCTGATGCCGTCCTTCTTGGCCTTGAGCGTGTCGCCGACGATGTCCGCAAACGGCAGCTTGTAGCTGCCGCGCAGCGTCGGATTGGCCTCGTCGTGAATGAGAAAGCCACGTGCGGCTTTGCCAGCATCCGGATGATCGCCATCGAAACCGGCGGCATCGAGCATGCGCTTGGCAGCCGCAGGTCCATCCCAACCATCTGTCGCGTCGATCGGAAGATCACGTGACGCGCCGACCTTCCATTCCGAGGTCTCAGCCTTGGCAAGATATTTCTGCCGCGTGGTGTGCGGCGTCTTGGCCTGGCGGAAGGTCTCCTCGAGCACGTTGCGCGGCACCAACA